GTGAAATGCTTCTCCATCACACGTCCACCTTCTTCGTGAGACTTACCCTCTGGCGTTGTCAGGTGACTAATGAAGTGGATGATGATGCCAAGCTCCTGCGCCAACGATGCCATGTCTGCCATGATGCCATCAAGTGCCCTACGCTCATCCTGCTCCTGCGCCGATAACGCTGTCAGGTGGTCTAGGTAGATATGCTCAATGTCATACGCCTTGTTAAAGTACTTAATGATGCCCTTAATCGTCTTCCAATCCATAGCCCCAAAGTGCTCCATCATGTATAGCTGATCACGCTCCTCAATTCGGTTAACACTCTCCTCATACTGTGTACGGTTCCAGTCAGCGTCAGGTACATGGTATAGCCGTTGGTCTAACTTACCCATCACCCGTTGCCCTGTCTCGACCACGTTTTGCTCTAGGTAGATAACACCCACCTTCTTGTTCAACGTCTCGATGTCGTAGGCTATCTGCTGTGTGAATACGTCAGTTTTACCAACACCCACACCCGCACCAAAAGCATATAACTCACCCTTACGTCTCCCATAGGTCAACCCTGTTAGCGTAGAGAAACACCACGGCACACCCGGCACTGGTGGGGTTAACAGCCTTTGCTTGATGTCGGTAATGGTGACAATACCCTCTGGCTTATACTTCTCAGATGCTAACCACGCCTGAGAGAATAATACCTCAGCACGTTGCACCAACCAGTCACTAGCGTCTTTGTGTTGTTGACTATGTTGGAATAACAACGCCTTACCACCAAACAAGTCAGCCACTTTGTTCGCAGCTTCACGACCAACCTCATCATTGTCGAAACAGATAACAACCTTACTGAATGAGTCTAACCACTCGTAGGATGCCTTACAGTCACTAAGCGCTGACTGAGCACCTGAGCGGATACTGACAACAGCTTGCTTACCACCCATCATCTGGTAGGCACTTAACGCATCAAACTCACCTTCGCAAATGGTAACAACATCACCACCCTTAGAGAAGTTGTTTTGACCAAACAATAGGGCTGTCTTCCACTCACCTTCAACCTTAAACTGTTTATCCTTACTCCGCACCTTGTTGGCAACCTGCGTACCTGTTTTGTCAAAGTAGGGAAATAACACCTCTCCTTCGTTTGTTAACTTAACACCATAAGCCTCGACTGTCTTTAGCGCCAACCGTCGGTCACTAATACCGCTCTGAAACGCATCAGAACGGCTCAGGTGAGGCTTTTGGGGTGTGGTTGATACCTGTGGTAGGGTAACCATATTAAATCCATTCTGTGGCTTGTCTCGCACATTGCACTTAAAGCAATATTTCGAGTCATCTTCGTTGATAACTGCTGCATCACTACTTCCGCAATGGTCGCAGGGTATATGCATCTTTTTGTAGTTAGCCATTATAACTCCCAACTGTCATGTAACGTTCTCATAGCCTCCATCTCATCAATGGTTAACGAACGCTTTTTTGACTCTTTGAAGAGAGATTCTAAAAATAATTCTAAACCTATTGCATTGATAACATCAATAGCGTCATTAACAGTGTAGTACAACGTAGCTTCTTCGTTATTATTCATCATTATCCTTTGTTAGGTCAAAACAGTCTATATAGTTTGCAAGATCCGTGCCAACTTCTGATCGTAAATCTTCACGGGTCAAAACCTTGACATCTTCGTCGATGGTTGACAAGCATTTCTCACAAATGTCAATGAAATCATTAGTACTCACTTTCCTGGTAGTACTCTCAAATGGTGATAATATTACATTACAGCAATTACATCTCATTCTAAGCTCCCAATTAAAATTATAAACAAAATAGCACCCGCCAAATATATCATACTTTTTTCACCTTCACAAGCACAAATATCCCCTCTTGGTTATTCTCTTCGAGCCAATATAACGCATTACCACGCTCGGTGGTGCGATAGACAACCATGTGTGACCATTTAGTCTGAATTTCGTACATCATACGCTAACCTCGTATATATTGATATATCTACCAGTGCCTAAGTCTTGAACACCTAGGATTTCTAGCTCATCATCATCTTCAATGAGAGAGGCAGCGTCCATATCATCCATAGCGATGAAAGCATCTTCGAACACGTCATCATCTGTCACACCATTACTTTGCATCTCAATATCGGCGTAATAATAGACGCACTTACGCACTGTAACCTTGTACTTTTTCATGGTAACCCCTTAAAAATTATCGTCAATGATAGAGATATTAAACGTTACACGCTCACCCATGTCATTGAGTGGTTGTCGTAGTGTTTCGCATATCTTATCAATTTGCTTAAAGTCTAACAACCCGTTATACGTCAATTCTATTAACAACACCCCGTCGTTGTAGCCTGAAACTACCAATTTATTTGATACCATAAAAACCCCTAGTTTAGATAATGTGAGAGTGACAGAATAACCCCTAAAGCAAGCGCTAACAACCAATTACTCATGAGTTACCCCCTCGCACGTTACCGAATGGATCGTAGACCGGTTAACAGCCCTATAGCCGTTGTTTTGCACGTCATATATGGTAACGTATAGGTTAGGGTTTAAAGTGCTTACACCGCCTTTTAAATGCTTGGTAACACCTAAGCGACCCGTGAGAGTGCGTAGGCTGCCATCTTTTTTGGTGAAGGTAACCGTGATAAATTTGCCACCGCTCGATAGTAGTAGTTGGTCTAATTTCATGTATAGCTCCGATAACCTAGGAAAAGCCCTAGCCCAGAGACAACGGCAGAAAGTCTAATAGTAGTATTATTAGAGAATCTGCCGATTATGTCCTAGGGTTAACGCTCGTCTGCTAGTAGGTTTTGTTTTACCGTGTCCTCGTCTTCGTCCCAATTCTTTATCAGGCGGTCGAGGTCGTAGAGACTCTCCCATAAGTCTAAGAAGGCCACATACTCCGCCTGATTGTTGCCCATGAGGGTATCGGTCATAATCGCTCGTTTGATAAGCCGTGTGGCTTCGTCAATGTGGTGTTGCGCTTGGTCAATCATGTTTTACCCCTTTAATAAATTCTAACGCCCAAACCCTCGCTTGGTCAACGTTATCGTAAACCCTAGTAGCTACTATACTTTCACTGTCGGCGTCGATCAAGGTTACCGCATAACCTTTAGTCACTTCGGTGACAGTAGCGCATATACCGTCTTCAACGTTTATGTATGTTGCTTTTAGCATAAAACCCCCTCATTCATCGTCAGAACCCCCCATAAAAGATAAGTAAGCATCACTAATACTGTACTTGTCAATAGTGGCCCCTCTTTCTAGCTCCTCATTAATGTAATCGGCAAGGTATGCAAAAAACTCAAACAATTGCTCTTCAGTCATTTTATCCCCTTACTGTGTGAAATATAATACATCAAAATATGCGGCTAACAAAACCACACCTACCATTGTAAACATGGCATAACCTAAACCGTCAATAATAAACTGTTTCATTCTAAACCCCTTAAACCTTGTTGGACAAAATACGGATAACCTTAGCCATCTTACGCCCATGCGCCGGATATGCAATAACTGGCACGTCTTTGTTGTAACATGAGCGACACCCGTTACACTTACCGTCGTTAGCGTATGCTTCACACAAGGTAGCACCACTGGGCAATGCTTCGGGGTTATCAATGATAACGGAACCATGACGGGCATCAAATTCACCCGATACGCTATCGCTTGAAAACCTAACCATCACATTAGGCAACGCTTGCATCTTAGCTATAACTTTAGCAAACTTAGGAAACTTAGCCATGCGGGTTGGTAGCCAGTGCTTAACCCACGGCGTTGCTTCCATAATTTCTAACATCTTATCGGCTAACCCGATGGCGTACATATCACCACTGTCAAACCAACGGAAATAACGGCTACTGTCTAACTGTTTAACCATATCGGCAACCCATGCGTCACGTTGCCAGTCTTGTTTATTCTCTAGCCGTGGGGCTTTGACGTTGGGAAAGTTATAGTTACCAGTGGTGGCATAACAACCCGAACAAGCCGGGACTAATGCGCCGTCTTTGCCTAGCGACCCTGGGCACGTCTCGATGGCCTGCAGTGACCAGGAGAGGATGCCATCTAGTTTACTTGTCTTGCTAATGCGTATCATGTTAACCCCTTAGATAGAAAAGACAATAAAACCTAGCGTCAAGATCGACACTAGCATGACTGACGCTAAGAAACTAGGTAGGCTACGCTTTAAGTCTCTTTTAAATTGACGCTGTTTATATGTTGTCATTGTTAACCCCTTTAGGTTTGGTTGTTGATGTATCAATGATAACGTAGTTTTCTACGCTGTCAATACTTTTGTTGATTGTATGTTTTAATCGGCTGCTTATCTTGATAGTCTTTTGCTATAGGTTGTCTGGTCTGTCTGTCTAACTGTATAGCCACCAGCATAGACCCTCACACATGACTATATAGCCTGTGGATAACCTGTGGATAACTTTACCTGTATGTCTATACAGTTGTGGATAACCTGTGGATAACTCTGTCCCCAATTACTGTTGCGTAGCTACAACAACACCCCCGGGGAGGGCTTGGTCTGCGTTGTATATTTGTAGTACCACCTCAGATACAAAATAGGGTATTTTAAGAACAAATAAGGGTTAATTAGAGACAGATAGTCTATATAGCTAACAAGCATAACTGCTTAATTTTTAAGCACTTTTGACTAAACAGCTAACAGGAGAGAGTTAACAAGAAAAGGAAAGCTAACAGTCGAAGTCGCTAAGGTGACTATTTCGACTGAACAGTATTTTTGACCTAAATTAATTGTAAAAAAGTGAAGAAAAGACTTGACAAAATAGCAAAAGTGTGTTATACTATGTACTATATAGGGTATGATGTTTCTGGTTACTAAATATGGTTAACCACTACCTCATAGTTCATAGCTATATAGACTAACTAGCACTAGAAAGTATGTAGTCTATATAGCCTAGTTAGTGCTACATAGGGGAACCAGCAATGGATAATCCAACAAAGAAAAAGGGTAGACCATCGAAAGATAGGTTAGCCGAAGTTAAGAAAAGACCAGTTGGTAGACCTAAAGGGGATGCCTCAGCCATCGAGGAATTTAAAGCTCGGTTGATGGCGTCACCTAAATCCCGCAAGGTGTTAGACTCCATCTTAGACGCTGCACTTGACGATGACCACAAGAATCAAGCAGCGGCGTGGAAGCTTTTGGTTGACCGTATGTTACCCATGTCATATTTCGATAAGGCCACCTCATCAAACAGTAGGCCATCTGTTAACATCACCATCAGTGGTGTTGGTGAGTCAGTCACGATTGACGAGGACAATTATATAGACGTGGAGGATGTCAGTGGTACTTGATTCATTACTTAATATAGGTGGTAAGTTAATTGACAAACTTATCCCCGACCCAGAGGCTAAGGCGAAGGCGCAAATAGAGTTAGCTCGGTTAGCCCAAGAGGGTGAGTTAACAAAGTTAGCTAACGAGACGAAGCTATACGAAACAGAGCAAAACAACCTCACAGCTAGGTTAAACTCTGATATGACCAGCGACAGTTGGTTATCTAAAAACATACGACCCATGACACTAATAGCCATCCTTATAGGCTATTTTGTGTTTGCTATTATGAGTGCTTTCGATATGAACACCAATAGCGCTTACGTTGAGCTACTAGGGCAGTGGGGTATGTTAATCATGTCCTTCTACTTTGGTGGTCGAACGTTAGAGAAGATTATAGATTTAAGGAAAAAATAATGAAACTTTCACGCAATTTTAGCCTCCAAGAGTTAACTAAAAGTGATACGGCAATTCGCAAGGATATTGACAACACACCAAACAATGAGGTGTTAAACAACTTAACCACCCTGTGTAACATGGTGCTACAGAAGGTTAGAGACTCACATGGGGTAGTTACCGTCACCAGTGGCTACCGATCCCCTGAGTTAAACAAGGCGATTGGTGGGAGTACTACAAGCGACCACTGTAAGGGTTGTGCGGCTGACTTCGAGGTTCCGGGTTTAGACAATAAAGATTTAGCTAAGTGGATTATTGATAACCTTACTTTCAAACAACTCATCCTAGAGTTTTACAAAGAAGGTGAGCCAAATAGCGGATGGGTTCACTGCTCATTCGAAGAGGGTAAGAATAACAACCAAGTGCTACGTGCTGTTAAGGAAGGTAAAAAGACCGTTTACCTAAAAAACCTTGAGTGATTTAAAGATTGAGCTGTTACCGTGGCAAAAGACGGTATGGGCTGACGAGACTCGTTTCCATGTGGTAGCGGCTGGTCGGCGTACTGGTAAGAGTAGGTTAGCTGCTTACCGATTAATAGTTGAAGCGCTACAAAGCGAAAAAGGTCATGTATTCTATGTTGCTCCTACACAAGGTCAAGCTCGTGACATCATGTGGCAAGTCCTGCTTGAGGTGGGTCATGCTGTCATTACAGGTAGCCACATTAACAACTTGCAGATTAAGCTTATCAATGGGGCAACTATTAGTCTCAAAGGTGCTGACCGCCCTGAAACGATGCGGGGTGTTTCGTTAAAATTCTTAGTCCTTGACGAGTATGCAGATATGAAGCCGATGGTGTGGGAGCAAATCCTTCGACCTGCTTTAGCTGACTTGAAGGGTCGTGCCATGTTCATTGGTACGCCTATGGGTAGAAACCACTTCTACGATTTATATCAATATGGACTAAAGGGTGAAGATGAGACATTTAAGTCTTTCCACTTCACTTCGTTTGATAACCCATTACTTGACGCAAAGGAAATCGAGGCAGCTAAGAAAAGCATGTCCTCATTTGCATTCCGGCAGGAGTTTATGGCATCTTTCGAGGCGGCAGGTGGAGAGTTATTCAAAGAAGAGTGGATAAAGTTTGATGAGGAAGAGCCTAAAGAGGGTGACTTCTACATAGCGGTTGACTTAGCGGGTTTTGAGGAAGATGGAAGTAAGGGTGTTAAAAACACTCGCCTTGACTCTACTGCTATGGCTATAGTGAAAGCCAACGAAAATGGTTGGTGGGTAGCAGAGATTATCTACGGTAGGTGGGATGTTAAAGACAGCTAAGAAGATATTTGATGCTGTTAAGAAGTACGAACCTATAGCAGTTGGGATTGAGAAGGGTATCGCTAGACAGGCGGTTATGCCCTACATGAACGACATTATGAAGAGAAGTCAAACCTTCTTTAGGGTTGATGAGCTTACACACGGTAATAAGAAGAAGACAGATCGTGTCGTATGGGCGCTGCAAGGGCGCTTTGAGAATGGTTACGTTAAGCTTAACAAGGGTGATTGGAACAACGAGTTCCTAGACCAACTATTCCAGTTTCCAAACAAACTAGTACATGATGACTTACCCGATGCATTATCTTACATTGAGCAACTTGCAAAAGTAGCTTATGTTTTAGATTTTGAAGAGGAAGAGTACGAGTACTTAGACACAATTTCAGGATATTAATATGGATGATGACAACAAATTTGCTAACCCAAAGTTAGAAAACTGGGTTATTAACAAAGCCGATGAGTGGCGTGATCACTATCAGGCTAACTACGAGCAAAAGTTTGACGAGTACTACCGTCTCTGGCGTGGTATTTGGGCTGCTGAGGATAAAACTCGTGACTCAGAGCGTTCACGTCTTATTTCCCCTGCCCTACAACAAGCCGTAGAGTCATCTGTAGCTGAAGTAGAGGAAGCTACCTTTGGACGTGGTAAGTGGTTTGACATTCGTGATGACCGCAACGACAAAGACCCACAAGATATTGCTTATTTACGTGAGCAATTGACAGAAGACTTCCATTTTACCAAGACACGCAAGGCTGTTGCTGAGTGTTTGCTAAACTCTGCTGTTTTTGGCACTGGTATTGGCGAAATAGTCATCGAAGAAGTCAAGGAAATGAAGCCAGCTACGCAACCTCTTATGGATGGTGCGATGGAAGCGGTTGGTGTTAACATTGTAGACCGTGTTGTTGTTAAACTACGCCCTGTTCTACCACAAAACTTCTTAATTGACCCTGTAGCTACTTCTATTGAGGATGCTTTAGGTGTTGTTATTGACGAATTTGTACCAACACACCAAGTTAAGCTAGGTATCCAAAATGGTATCTATCGTGATGTTGATATTGAGACCGCAGCTACCGACATTAACTTGGAAGCAGACAAAGAGCTGTCTACTTTTGACGAAGATAAGGTACGCCTTACTAAATACTACGGTTTAGTGCCAAAACACTTGTTTAACGAGGCTATGTTAGACGAGGAAGATGACGATGAGATGTCTAAGACGCTGACATCTGATGACGATGAAGAAGAAGAGGAAGAAGGCTACGTTGAGGCAATCATTGTTATTGCCAACGGCGGTAAACTACTCAAGATCGAAGAGAACCCCTACATGATGCAGGATCGTCCTGTTGTAGCGTTTCCTTGGGATGTAGTTCCCTCTCGTTTCTGGGGTCGTGGTATCTGTGAGAAGGGTTATAACAGCCAGAAGGCGCTTGATGCTGAGCTTCGTGCTCGTATTGATGCCCTAGCCCTCACCGTGCATCCTATGATCGCTATGGACGCTTCTCGTATGCCTCGTGGGGCTAAGATGGAAGTACGTCCGGGCAAGACTATCCTGACTAACGGCAACCCTGCTGAAATCCTCCAGCCATTTAAGTTTGGTAACCTAGATCAGGTAACCTTTGCTCAGGCAGGTGAGCTTCAGAAGATGGTTCAGATGGCTACTGGTGCTATTGACGCTGCTGGCATCCCCGGCACTATCAATGGTGACGCTGCTGCTGGTGCTGTGTCCATGTCGATGGGTGCAATCATTAAGCGCCACAAGCGTACCCTGATTAACTTCCAAGAGTCCTTCCTGATCCCTATGATCGAGAAGACAGCATGGCGTTACATGCAGTTTGACCCTGATAACTACCCTGTTAGCGATTATAAGTTTGTACCTTCATCATCTCTGGGTGTTATCGCCCGTGAGTACGAGGTAACACAACTGGTTCAACTGTTGCAGACGTTGGGTCAAGATAGCCCAATGTACCCAATGCTGGTATCTGCTGTTATTGACAACATGGGTCTGTCTAACCGTGAAGAACTCATGGCTCAGTTGCAACAATCTATGCAACCTAACCCAGAAGCAGAACAACAAGCACAACAGGCGCAACAACAGCAAATGGAGCAACAGGCTCAGATGGCTCAGGCTCAACTTGAATTGATACAGGCTCAAACTATGGAAGCGCAAGCCCGTGCCCAGAAGTATTCAATCGAATCTCAATTGGAGCCAGAGGTTGTTAAGGCTAAGTTGGCGGCAGCTCTCTCTACTAACCTACAGACAGGTAACGCAGATGAAGCTGAATTCGCCAAACGAGCAAAGATTGCCGATCTAATGCTTAAAGAGAAAGACATACAAAGCAATGAGCGTATTGCTACTATGCAAATGCAAAGTAAACAAAACGCTTGACAAATTGTTAAAAGTGTGGTATAATAGCAACATCTCTCCTAACAAAGAAAGGAAAAAGAGATGGACAAAGAATTACAACAGTATTACGAAACGTTACTAGATTTGTTTTCCTCACAAGGCTGGAAGCAATATGTAGAAGATATATCCGACAATATGGATTTGCTTCAGGATATTACTACCATCCCAGACGAGAAACAATTCTGGTTCCGCAGAGGACAAATAGAAGCGTTGCAGCGAGTCCTTTCTTACGAGTCATCGATTAAAAACAGTTACGAGGACTTTGAGAAGGAGCAATATGCCTAAGCGTATCTATGAGTTTATCTGCTCAGACGATCACATTACAGAAGCTTACATCGATTCGGAACTCCGAACAACCGAATGTAAAGTGTGTGGTCAACCTGCTATCCGTATCGTTAGCAAGCCTATGGTCAAACTTGAGGGCGTGACCGGAGATTTTCCCGGAGCAGCAATGCAGTGGGAAAGGAAGCGAAACGAGAAGATAAAGCAGGAACAAAAGAGTGCCGCTTTAGATTAAGCATAAGCACATAATTATATTCCACAATGCTTATTTAGCACGGAGAGTTTAATGGCAACATTTATGGACGAAGGTGAAGAAGACCTACAACAAGGCGAAGAGTTTTCCTCTGTTGAAGAGGTAGAACAGGAAGCTCCACAGGAGCCAACCCAAGAAGACGATGACATTCCCGATAAGTACAGAGGCAAGTCTGTTAAAGATATTGTCCGTATGCATCAAGAAGCCGAAAGAGCTATCGGCAAACAAGGGAGTGAAGTTGGCGAACTTCGGCGCATTGTAGATGACTTTGTACAAACCCAAACCGTCTCACAANAACAACAAGCCCCAGCAGTCGAGGATGAGATAGATTTCTTTACCGACCCCGACCAAGCTATTGCACGAGCTATTGATCGACACCCTAAGGTTCGCCAAGCGGAAGAGCTTAACGGACAATTAAAGAGGGCAGAGGCGATGGCAAACCTTAAAAGCGCTCACCCTGATTTTACTGAAGTCGTTCAAGACGGTAGCTTTGGTGAATGGATTGGTAAGAGCAAAGTAAGGCAAGAGCTATTTAGTCGAGCTGATCGCAATTTCGACTTTGACGCAGCTAATGAACTGTTAACTACTTGGAAAGAACGAAAACAAGTAGTTAACCAGTCAGAAGCGGTTGAGAAGATTGAGCGTAAGCAAGCTATTCGTTCAGCATCCACTGGTTCAACCAAAGGATCTGGAGAGACAGCAAGTAAGAAAACCTATCGCAGAGCCGACATCATTAATCTCATGCGTACTGACCCTGACCGTTATCAAGAGCTTTCTGGAGAAATCATGAATGCTTATGCGGAGGGTCGTGTTAAATAAACATTATGAAAGATAATNATGGCAAATCAAGCATTTCCCGGTAGTTCTACAAGCGTTGTAACAAAAGCAAACGCTGGTACCTTCATCCCAGAATTGTGGTCTGACGAAATCATCGCAGCCTACAAGCAAAACCTCGTTATGGCGAACCTCGTCTCTAA